AGTCGGGATTGACCCGGTCGGCAGCCGAGAACAACTCCTGCTGGCGGATCTCTATCCGTCGGAAGAGCACGCGGTCAGTGGTCGGGTACGTGACGCTGAAGTCGAGGCCACGGGCCTTCGCGTTGTCCACGATCTCCTGGAAGGTCATCAGGCTCCCCCGGTGAGCATCGGCAGCAGCGTCTCGACGTCCACCATCTTCTTGTGGCCGAAGCGCCTCTGCAGGTTTGCCGTCGAGTGCTGCAGGAAGCTCGCGAAGACCTGGGCCCACTGGTTCCGCTCTTCCTTGAAGAGGGCCACCTCTTCGACACGACCGTCCTTTAGGGACAGGTAGATCGCCAGCTCGAAGATCAGGAGATCCGTGTAAGCGTCGTCCCAGTCGGGATCCAGGACGCCGGTCAGGTTATCAGGAGTTGGATCGTCGGGCCGCTTCGAGAACCAGAACGTCAGAACGTCCGTACCCCCCGGAGGATTCGTCTGGAGTGCGTCGGCCGTGAAGAACCCACTGAACTCGTAGAGCGACGGCTTCGGCTCTGCCGCCAGGCGGTCATCGAAGGGAACCACAACCACCTCCGCGAAGCCCGCGTTCTCAATCCTGAAGATCGCGTTGGCCGCATCTGGCCGCTCCCACTGCCCAGCCACGCCGGTCACATCCTCGCTGGCCGAGAAGTGGATCGGATTGATGCGGGACGCAAAGGCGTAGATCCCCGCCAGCTTCCGCTTCACGACCGCCAGAAGCTCGACGGCCTCGTTGGCGATGGTGTCGGGCTGGTTCTTCGTGCTCGTGCCGTAGGCACCATCTAGGACGTCCTGAACGGTGGTTGTGGCAGGCATTAGAAGTGCCCCGGCCAGACGTCGAGCGTACCCGAGGCCTGTGCCGCCTTTTGCTGTGCCACCGTGGCCAGGAAGTCCTTCTCCATCTTGTCCGCGTCGAGCAGCACGTTGCCGCCCAGCTCCTGTCTGATGGCCATCTTGTTCACGAGAGCCCCGATGTAGGTCTCCTCGCCCCAGTCGGGCAGCAGTAGGGTGTCCGTAAGCCTATCCAGCCTCCTCGGCACGAGCACCAGTTTCAGGATGAGTTGGTCGAAGTTGTCGTAGTTCGAGGCCCGTCTGCCAAGGAAGAGGTTGTTGCCCTCCAGGTAGGCGAACTTGTGGGGCATATCCAGCTCTGCCCGGAGCGTCATGTCCACCAGGTCGATGGGCTCCTTCAAGTCCACGTTCACGGTGTTGCGGAGCAGCACGCCGGGGAGCACGTAGGTGTTCGCAGGCAGCTTCACGCCAGCATTGAAGTCGTCCAGCGGCAGGGCAATCAGGACCTCTGAGGCGCAGAGGGGGGCGTTCACCCGTGCGATCTCCGAGGTGATCTTGCGCTGATAGCTGGAGAGGATTCGGAGCAAGGTCCCGTTGGGGTGCTGCCGCTTGTTGAAGGCGGGATGGGCGTCCCGAGCCTCCGTGATCACCGCTCCTGCCGTGAGACCACCCAGGCTGCAGACCTTCGTGATCACCGCCGGGACGCACGCCAGCACCTCGACCCATCCGAGCTGGCCCTGTTGGGTCGTGTCGGCCGCGTCGGGTGTCATCTCGACGTACACACCGAAGGCGGCGGCATCGCCACTGAAGTCGTCGTAGTTGAAGACGACCTCGAACTCCATGAACTCCAGTTGGGTGTCGCTGCCGAAGTCGAATATCTCGGTGCCGAACAGCGACTGCTCGAACACCAGGATGGGGTTGTCGATGGTCAGGTCAGCCGCATCCGCTAGCCCCACGCGGACGGTCGCGGGGGCTGCGGTGAGCGCCGCGCTCCACCTGAGACGGACACGCAGCTCTATGCGGCCCGAAGCTCCGTAGGGGATCTGCAGGTCAGCGAGCCCGAGGGCGACCTGGGGATCCTCGGTGTCCAGGACCGGGGCCGTGATGAACGTGGTGTCATCCGGGTCCGTCGAGTTCAGCTCCGAGAACAACGGAGAGACCGTCCAGCCCGCGCCCGGGAAGCTGGCGATGTCAGATGTTGGCCTCACCAACCCCATCGTCTACTCCCCTATTTCAGTGCGGCTTCGATCTCGGCCTTGCGGTCTTCTCTGTCCTCGTGCCCCATCTCGAACTTCAGGAAGAGCCGGAGGGCACCCTTCCTCGGCCCCGCCGGCCGTAGCAGCTCCTGGCTGTAGAGCCCTTCGTAGAACTCCGCGTTGCCGTCGAGCGCAGCCTCCAGTTCATCCAGGCTTGTCGTCACGGGTGTCTCTGGGGCTTCGGCCTTCGGCTCCTGCGTTGCCGCCTTCTTCGCCCTCTTGGACGGATCTCTGCGGCTGTCCTTCGCCCCCTCGTCCTTACGGGCCAGCAGCCTGCGTTTGGCGAGGACGTCGCCGATTACGCGAGGACCGAAGTGGTCGGCCCCAGTCGCCGCGACCTCGGCTTCTTCGGCGGCCTTCGTGCGGCCGATCACCCTGTGTCCGAAATGGCTCATGTCAAGTTAGCTCCCACTGTGACAGGTCGCGGATTCTTTCGAATCAGTCGAGTAAACAGGTATCGCTCATCGGCTGCCAACCGTTCCACAGTAGCTGCCCGAGCCTTGAGCCGCATCTCGTCGTCCAGAACACCGGACTCATCGATCTGCGCCCTGATCTTCTCGTTCCCAGCTCCCCAGTTCCTGTAGACGAAGTCGGCGAACGTGAAGTCCTTCACGATAGCATCGAAGTCGGGCCCCTCGTCACCGAAGCGATACTTCCCGCAGAGCGCGAAGCCCTGCTCCTGGAGACGCCAGCGACGGACGATGGCCTTGGCGTACTTCCTCTCTTCAATGACCCCCGTCTTCGAATCCCTCATTCGTTCCAGGGTCTGCCTGGCCTTCTCTCGAGCCGGGGCCTCCGGCTTGACGATGCCGACCCACCACCAGCCGTGATCCACGTAGAGTAGTTCGGCCATGGGGTGGACTTCCCGGAGGAGAAGGAGCACCCGGTCAGGCGTCTCCTTCTCCACTGGGATGTCGATGAAGCGTTCGATCATCCTACGGAACGAACGAAGGCCGGTTCTGGCTCACCGAAGTGTCACCCAGACCTTCACCGCCTGCTGGCCACGGACGCCACTCTATGATCGCCTGGGCTCCCACGAGCACCGGAGCACCCGCGCTCCGCACGCTGAGACAGAGCAGATCGCCGTTCGCGCCAGCGGTCGGGCTCACGACACCCGTGCTGCCCCTGCCCTGCAAGATGTTCTCGCCTGACGCATCCTTGAGTTGCTGGCCGAGAACCGAGTTGTTGGCCGTGGGTCTCGTGCCGACGCTCATCTGCAGAACGTGGCCGTCCTGTGGGGCCGTGTTGAACGCTGCCACCAGGGCCGCATCGGTGTTCGTGGTGCCCGCGATGAAGTCCCCTCCCACGGCATTGATGGTCAGGATCGCTACCCGCCCTTCTTCGAAACCGGGGACTAGCTCACGGACCTTCGGACAGTTCTCCAGCGCGATCTCTTCGGTCGCGAAGGCCATGATCGCAGCCTGCGTGAAGACGTTGAGGTTGCCCGACTCGTCTATCTGGATGAGGTACACACCCCAGAAGCCGTCCAGGATCGTGGATGGTATGCCGTTAGCACCAAAGGCCAGGGCTGCGGTGGCAGCTTTGTTCAGCAACGAACCGGACGCAGTACCTTCCCCGCGCCACCAGAACTCCTCGACCCCGAACGTCACCACTGCGCTGCCCTGTGAAAGCTGGGGGCTCCCGAGCGCGTTGCCCGGCCCAACGGCCTGGGCCTTCACGATCAGGTCCGCAGTCGCTAGGGACTGCTGCGACCCGTACAGATCACCCAGCCGCCAGTTGTACCTCGGGGCTGTGACGTACATCGGCTCGTCCTGATCGACTCCAAAGGCGGGAGCGATGAGCGGTACGGCGATGGACTTGCGTAGGGCCTGGGCGTCACGATGGATGTTGCGATCCTGCAGCATGATAATTCTCCGTTTTTTCAGAGCCAATGATGCGGCCCTGGGGGGCCGAAACCCCCCAGGGTTACCCGCCTGCTGACTAGAACGAAGCGTCGAGGTTGTCGATGCGGACGTTCTTCCGGGGAGCAACGCAGAAAAGTTGCTCGTACATATTCCCGGTCGCGAAGAACGCATCCTTGCGCCCTACGCTATCCGTGACGCGGTTCCAAATGCTCCCCGTCCGGTCGTCCCAGTCCCACGTCCCGAGCGTCAGACGACGCCAGGTGTCGGCCTGGAGCCCGAAGGCCACCTCGGGCGGCAGCTTCCTGGCCACCTTCAGCATCACTTCCCGGTCGCCCAGGATGATGCTCAAGCCATTCCGGCCACCCGCGAACGCACGCGGATCGTTGAAGACCCGGTCGCCCTTCAGGGACTGCCAGTAACCGCGAGCTGCAGCGCGTGACGTGATGACGGTGTCGATCCGTCCTGCGCCCTTTACGGCCACTTCGTCGTCCGCGAACGACAACAGTTCCTCGGTGAGCTGGCCACCCCAGGCTGCGTCCGAACCATCGATGATGATGGCCTTCCACAGCCGAGACAGAGCGCCCGTCCGAGAGATGTTGTTGTACGTCGCGATGATCCCACCGTCGTCCGCTCCGGCCATCAGGCCAGCGATCTCGCGGTCTACGCCGCCAGCGGTCTGGGAGGAAGCTCCGGCCTCGTCGCCGGGGAACAGATAGATGTTTGCTCCGGCTGCCACGACAGCGTCGATGAGAGCTTCCAATCCGGTGAACTGGATGGTGTTGTTGTCCTCATCGATGTCCGTGACCTGCAGTGACTGATCGCCACCGCCCGTGATGAGCGTCTGCCCATCTGCGGCAGTATCGAACACGATCTGCTCGCCTTCGAGGAACTGAAGGAAGGCATCCGTGAAGCCGTCCACTCCGAGGGAGCGGTTGACCTGGATTTCCACCGTGGTGATGGAGGTCTTCACCGGCGTGAGTTCGGCTCGAGCCTTGATACCGGCCCCGAATCCGATGTACATCCGGTCGATCTCGTTCACCAAACGAGTCACCAGATCCGGGAGCGCCCGCTCCATATAATTGATGAAAGCGCCTTCATCTCCCACGACCCGTCGCATCGTGTCGCCGGTCATCTCCACAGTCCCCTGGATCTTCCGAAGGAAGAGCCTGGAGTTCTTGAAGACGGGGTCATCGGCCTCAGGGATGTATTCGTTCTCAGCCCTGGCACCCACACCAGCAGGAAGCTGGAAGTAGTGCGCCATCTCGATGAACCGACCGCCGGTCGTATCGTCCACACTGACGTTCATGTCAGTCTGAAAAATGGACAGCAGTTCGCTGTCCTCCACGATGTTCACGATCAGGGGATCCGAGAAGATGATCTTCATCGCCTCGGTAATGGCATCGGTGGTGGTAGTCGCACTGGCCATTTGTGCCCCAACCTTTTCTCAGAGGATTAGCTCTTAGAGAATGCAGCCAAGCCCTTATCACGGGCCAAGGCTATGCTCTCCTTGATCGTCATCCCCGCTGGCAGCTTAGTTGGTTGGGTGGGTGCAGCTTTTCTGCCTGGTCCAGGCGCTGCCGCCACTTTCTTCCGTTTGGCACTGGCCTTAGCGAGTTCTTGCCCGGTCTTCGGCTTTTTCTTCAGACCTTTCTTGGTCGAAATTTTGCCACGGCTACGGGAGCCGTTCTGGATCGCTTTCCTCGCATCGAGTGGATCGATCCCGTTCGTTTCCAGTCGTGAAGCCAAGATCGGCACGAGGTCTTTGACGTCGAGCGACGGTAGCTTGTTCCGTGAGATATGGTCAGTGGTGTCGCGAGTCAAGTCCGCGATGAGCTGTTCCCGCTTGGCATCCGTCACTTCTTCCGGGATCATAAGGTCTATCGCCACGGCCAGCTTCCGGCCGTTCTCGGCGTTCTCTTTGCGCTCTGCAGCCCGCGTCTGGAGCTTCTCCTTCGACTCCAGGCGGTTCGCTTTCATCTCGGCCTGGAGGGTACGCAGCTCCCCTTCGTTGGTGAAGAGCTTGTCCACCTGCGCGGATATCTCCTCCCAGACTCCGGGCATCGTGATCAGGGCGAGGGCCACCTGGGGCAGCTCGTCCTTCTCCGTATACTCCACCACGAACCCGACCGGATCGACCTCGAAGGACTCACTCAGTGCGGCCATCGTGTCCTCAGAGGCGTTCATCGCCACCTCGCGCTCCCGCACTTCCTCGCCACGCATGAAGCCGCTCTTCAGGTGTGCGATTCGTTCCGCCAGCTCCTGATCATCGACTTCGATCTCGATGTCCTCATCGTCGGGCTGCCGGCCTGGGACCGAGACCGTGATCGGCTTGGCCTTCTCCTCTTCTTCCTCTTCTTCCTCCTCCTCCTCCTCTTTTTCCTCTTCGTCCTCTACCTCATCGTCGGCATCGGATCCCTCACCTTCCTCGTCTTTTTCATCATCCTCTCCGGCCTCGCCGCCTTCCTCCTCGCCCGCTTCCTCCTCTTCGTCTTCTTCGCCGCCTTCAGCGCCCTCTTCCCCATCGGCTTCCTCCTCCTCTTCGCCGCCCTTCTGGTCGTCGGCCATCCCCATCATGGTCCCTTTGTCGGCCAGGACCTCACGCGCCCGTGAGAGGGCGTCAGCGATGTTGGGTGGACCCTTCTCTTCTTCCTCTTTGACCTCTTCGGACCCGGCCTCTCCGGCGGTGCCCTCTTCTTCTCCTGCCACGACTACCTCCTAGTGATGCGACGGGCCTACTGACCGGCCGCTGCTGGTGCCTCGGCAACGCCCTCCGGGTTCCGTGATTCGGATCCGGGAGAGACTGCTGCCTCTGATGTGGAAGCTCCTTCGGGCGACCCTGCTGCTCCGTCACCGGAAGGGTTGTCGCTTCCATCGAACTGGTTGTCTCCGGCGCTGCCACCTTCGGGATCTGCCTCGGCCGCCTGGAGCGTCTTGAGCATGATGTTCGTGATGTGCATCTGGCGGTGTGCCTCGAACTGTTTCTGGATGATCGGCTCGATCTCCAGGAACTCCGGCGAAGACATGAACTCCTCGTGCGAGAGCAGGTGGACCAGGTCGTTGTACCACTCGAAGACCGGGATCTCGTTGAAGGGCACACCCTGTAGGAGCTTGCCGTTCTCCTGGTCGGCCGTGATCCGGTGGATGCCTCCGAACTTGCCAGCTCGCCCGAGGTGGGGGAACTGACTCAGCTCGAAGAACGTGGCCACCGCCGCTGGCGTTCCCGGAGGCCCGAAGAGACCGTTGGCGTAGAGCGCCGTGATGTTCTTCTGCTTCTCGCCACGTCCCTCTGGGAGCATGGACTCCACGTCGGCCACGATGTTCACGGACCCTTCCTCGAACATCTCCGGCTGGACGATGATCGTCCGAGCGACGTTGTCCTCGCCCGCGTAGGAGAGGATCTCTTCCTCGTCGTAGATCACCGGGAAGAGGACTTCCCAGTCCTCGGCCATGCGAGCGAACTCCTCTGCAGCTCGACGCATGGTGGGGCCGAGGAAGCGGTCGGAGTTGAAGCGAAGCTCCTTCACGAGTTCGCCGGAAGCGTCTTCGGTCGGCGCGTTTCCCTCGGTCCCAGCCAGGTTGCCCATCTCATCGATCTGCTGGGCCATGAACTCCAGGACGCGGTAGGCGTCGGACGACAGAGGCGGCGGTGCGACCCACTCGAACGGGGGCACGCGCTCACGCCGGTTCACGCTGATGGCCAGGCCCGGTCGGTTCGTGATCTGAGTCTCTTCGATACCGCTCTGGGAGTCGATGATCTTGAGCGGGTTGGCGCACAGGTTCGCGTGTTCGATGATTAATGCGGCAACCTTGTTAAACACCCTTTGTGGGAAATTCATCGCTTCCTGCGGAGTGCTCCCACCAGCCGGTCGGCCGGGCAATCTGACGAACTCGAACCGCCGGATCGGGCTCGTGTTGGCGTAGCGGACTGGCCTCGTGCTGTCGTGCAGGACCTGCTTGCGGGTGCAGATCAGGAGCCTGCCGCCGGGCTCGTCTTTCGTCTCATTCATTCGAGCGAACTTGGCGGGCTTGTGCCACATCGTGAACACCTCGTGGGTGACCTCCGGGATGCTCACGTCCTGGCTGAAGTCGGCCCCGAAGACGGACGGATCCGCAGCCCCGAAGTATCCGCTCCCGTAGGTCAGGCGTTCCTGGATGCCGGTCGTGCTGCCACCCTCGGCCGTGCTCTGCTCGCCACCCTTGAGCTTGATCCCGTAGGTGTCGAAGATCTCGGCCGACGTGAGGAAGCTCCGCGTCATGTGCCAGGACTTCTGGTGCCATGGAGCTGGGCCCCACTCGCCTCTCACCTGGACGGGGTTGAGAACCTCGACCGCTAGGTCTCCCTTCCTCTCGGAGTGGGCACCTTCGGGACCGAGCGGCTGCCCCTCCTCATCGAACTGTAGCTCGCCCTCCTGATCGAAGCCGACCTGGCCGCCGTTCTCCTGGGCCTGTAGGACGGCCTGCTGCTGCTCCGGCTCGAGCCCCTCCATGCCGGCCTCGTCTGCCTGGCCGGCGAAGTCGATGAAGTCGCCCTTGTCGAGGTCGATGGTGCTCTGCAGGTAGACGGTCCCGGCCGGGATGATCCACGAGCTGGCCTCGTCCCACACCTCGGCCATCTTCACCTCCCGCCACTTCGTCTTGAAGATGACGTCCTGGGTCGCAGCCAGCATCGCGTCGATCCGGTCTGGCCCAGGTATGAAGGTGATGATAGGCGGGTTCTCGTTCATGCGGGCGTGCGTGATGATGAACCACGAGAGGAGCTTATTGAAGACCGGCCGCTGCCTCCATTTTTTCTCCTCCGCCGTCATCCACTGGGTGACGTCCACGAAGCGCCCAATCCTCGGATTGAAGACGGCCCACTGCTGGCCAGCCAGCATCCTGATGTTCTCTTCGATCTGCCGGTCGCGCCTGCGGAGAACGTCGTCCTGGGAGTCCCAACTGTAGATCGCCCACGCGATCCGCTCGCTGTCCCGCTCGTCCTTCTCGCCGTGGCCATCGTTCCCCTCGGCCCGGATGTCGGGGACCTGATCGAAGTCGAACCGCTTGCCACCTGGCCCGATGGCCGTGGACGACGAGCCGGTTTTCCCTCCGAAGCGCGATGCAGCGAGAGCCATGGTCCTTCCCCTCCTATGTGCCGAGGCCCATCTGGGCCTCCTCTGGTTCAATCTCGAAGCCACGCGCCAGGGCATCGTAGCCGTCCACCGCCTGGGTGTCATCACGAACCGTGAGCCTGAGAACTTCGTCGCTGCCCGCCGCGAGTCTGATCCCCCACGGCAATCCGAAGATGAGCTGGAAGTCCACCATGGGCAGGTAGGCCTCGGATGTGCTGATGACGTTGCTGGCTTGGAAGGCCGATGTCCCGGTCCCGAAGGCCGGTTGGCCCCCCGCCAAACGGACGTGATCGTAGTTCGTCCGCATCACCGCGAGCTCCACGGTCTCACCGAGCCGATCCCACTCGAAGAGGGTGCCGTTGGTGAGGGCCGTGATGAACCCGAATCTGTTCAGCGTTGCCTGGGCGTCCACGATGGTGATCTGGACCGTCTTGATGTAGCGGTCGCGATCCGTGTCGGGCCGGATCTCGAAGAACTGCGGATCGACCGACCCGTCCACCCTCATGTCGGTCACCCCGTTCACGTCGCTGAAGAAGCCCTGGAACGGGATCGCCTGGACCGTGTTGCCGAACGGCGGCAGGCCGGTGTCCCTCGTCCTGAGAGCACCGAAGATGTCTATCCCTGCCGACCGCTTGGTCAGAAAATCGCGAAGACCGAACCCGAGCATTTACGTGAAGACCTCAATGTCCTCCATGTGGAAGCGGAAGGCCAGCGAGGCTTCGATGGCCCCCGCAGTCGGGTTCTCGTAGCCGAAGTAGGCGCTGTCCAAGCGACCCAAGCGAACTGCGTTCTTCAGATCCAGCGTGCCCGCAGGCACCGGACGGAGGAACGACGCGACCTCCTCGCCGCCACTGATGCCCGTGAGTCCCACCACGCCCGACTCGTCCCAGACGTGGGCTTCGATGCTCGCCTCTCTGGTCGAGGAGAAGTTCCTGTTGGACGCGACGATGGGGACGTTGGCCCCGATCACCGCCAGGACCGGATTCTTCACCAGGAACAGGATCGTCCCCGGTGCGCTCTCTGTGGCGGTGAAGCCGTCCGCGACCAGGATCTTCGACTCCGACAAGTTTCGGATGTAGAGGACAGGGCCAACGTCTGCCACCTTGAGCGTCAGGCTGCGAACGCTCTGGGAGGTAGCGAGCGTAAAGGCCTCGCCGTTACGTGAAGCGTCGGCCTCCAGGGACTCCGAGATTGCCTCTGTCCGCAGCCGACCACCGGCTACCCGTGCGCCCTGTTCGGTGAGTGGATCTCTAATGAACATCGTTTTCCATCTCCTCGTCGGTTGCGATCTCCCAGTGCTTCTCAATCCTGAGCAGCACCTTTAGAATCTCCTCCAGCAGAGCCCTGGTTTTGTTCGCCTGTTCGGCAATCCCTTGTAGTACCTCTTCCGCATCAGCTCCGGGATCGAAGCTCACTGGATCCACCACCCTGTGCCGTCGGTCACCAGCGTGAACGACAGGTTGTTCCGTCGCAGGATGGCCTCCTCAAAGGTGTCGATCAGTTGCCCCGGCACAGAGGGAGTTAGCGTCACGAACGGCTCCCCGAAACCGGAGCCGATGATTTTGAAGTGGAGCTGGTCCGTGAACCCTGCCGAGAAGTGGGCGGCTGCGTCAGGGATCAGGACCTCTACGGAGCCCAGGCTGATGTCCACGTTCAGGTGCCAGTCCGTCTCGATCAGCGTGTACGGCGTATCTGCAGCCGTAATCGTGCGGATGCCTCGACGGACCTGATCCTCCAGGGTCGTGACCCCTTCGATGTTGACGGTGGACTCGAACACGGCTGCAGCCTGGAACGTCGCGAGCGCCTGGAAGAGTGCTTGGGCCTCGAACGTGGCGAGCCCCTGCACGTTGAGCGTGGACTCCATGACCACCGCAGCCTCGAACGTGGCGAGGGCCGAGAAGACGGCAGCACCCAGAAAGAAGGCCAAGCTCTCGGCGGTGAAGGTCCCGCCCACCATCATGGTCTCTATGACCTGGAGGTCTTCGTTGATGATCGCATCGCGCCCAACGAAGAGATCCTGGAGGATGTCCAAATCCCTCCCGAACGTGTAATCGCCCAGAGCAGCGCACGAGCCTGCACCGAAGGTCCCCGGTGTCACTTGTAATGCCCGAATGCAGAGCGCCGCCTCGTGCTGCTTCACGGCCCCGACAGGCACCTGGGAATTGAGGATGAGGCCGATGATCTGAGGGAAGGTGATCGTGGCCCCGCTCCCGCCCGCTGGAGCGCCACCGATCTCGGGGCGTCGGTCGATGTAGGTCGTGGCGATGAACGTGCCGTTCCTCGTTTCTATCTCGGCCATCGGGATGAAGCCGATGTACGTGAAGCCGGTCTGATTGACGACCACGTTCCCGGCGTCCGAGCGTTCGATGAAGTTAGTCTCTCCATCCATTAGCTCGACAATGCCGTCCCCAATCAGCACCCACTCGTCAACGCCGTTGTCGATGAGGCCACCGTGGAAGGCGTACTCCAGGCCCATGGAGGCGAAGATGTTCCAGGAGAAGGGCCTGAAGACCATCGCCTCCAGGAGTTGGGTGACACGGAAAACGCGCTGCGAGGCTAGGTCTTCAGCGTCCGCATCCCAACCCCTGGGGAACCCCTTCTCTGATACTTCCGCGCCGGAGAATGGCATCTACGTCTAGGACTGTCCGAGGTTCACACCGCTGATATCGAAGAAGTCGAGAACCGCACCATCGTCCGTGGGGCTCAAGGTGATCTTTAGCCAATTCTCGCCCTGGTGCTCTGCAGCCGTGATCTCTACCGAAATCTCCGACCCGTCCGTCCAGCCCAGCCCGTTGGTGTCGGGCTGGTCTACGGTGTAGACGAAAGCCAGGCCGTCTGTGTTGGGCTCTTTGTCACGAGCGGGCCGGGCGAACTCAACGCCTAGCACCCCGTCAGAGCCAGTGATCCGCATCCTGATACGGATCGAAGACCATTGGATGACCGGCACGAAGGAGATGGCATCTCCTGGGTCCACACCGCCGCCGAAGGTGCCCACTGGTGCCCAAGACGCAGCAGCCACGTCCGTGGTGGACACGATGCCGTTTCCGGCCACGCCCTGGTCCTTGGCCGTCGCATCCATCGTGTCACCTATTCCGGCAACAGCGGTGACGGTGGGGTGCAGCGTCGTGGCGGCTGCGTAATCGACGCCCGATCCAGCCCCGAGCGTGATCGCAGCGATCAGGTTGTCGAGGGAATCAGAGGCGGTCGCCCCAATGAGCACATTCCCGTCCACGTTCGTGAGGACCGTCTGGAACGTGTAGACCTTCGCGTCGATGGTAACGATGTCGAGGTTACCAGCGTTGGCCCCGAAGGTCAGGATGCCCGAGGCGGCGACACCGCCTACGTCCAGGAAACCGGCCACTAGCCCCTGAAAGGGGCTCTTGGCGGATTTGGCTTCGGGCCAGGGTCTTTTCAGCCGGGTAGGTCTTTCTGCAGGCATGATACGCTCTCGCTGTTGTGGGGTGGGTCCTGTCCAGCGTATGCCCCTATCTATACATCCTCGTCACCCGGCGGTCCAGGCATCCATCCCTCGCCCGTGAGCTGGTCGATGGTCGCGCCGCGTCCCCAGAACTGGATCCTGACGAAGGGCTGCAAGTCGCCCGGGATCTTCCTGCTCGCGTTGCGGGAATGGAAGCCGACGGCCTGCTTTGAGATGTGGAGCCGCTTCGCGATTGCCGCGTAGCCCTCGCCCCGGATCAGCAGCGCCGTGACCAGGGTCTCCATGGTCGTGAAGGGCTTGAGCAGCGGTGCCCTCAGGGTGTACGTCGCCATCTCACATCTCGGTTCCTTCGGCATTCAACATCCTCTCGGCCTCTTCCGTCGCCTGCTCGACGGTCAGCATTGACCCCTGCTCACGCGCCTGGGCCATGAGCCACTGGACCCCGTTGTCGAGGGTCTCAGCAGTGAACTTCGCGTCCTCGGGGGTGGGCTGCCTGCTCACCTTGGTGTTGGCGATCCCTTCGATACGGTCGAGGGCCGTCTCCAGGACCTGCTCCTCGTCGGGCGGCGCGAAGACCCTGGCCTTCTTCAGCGGGGTGCCTCCGAAGGTCGTGTAGTTATGGACGAAGATCCGCATCCGCCTCTCAGACCACCACATCGAGATAGCGAAGAACGCCGCCGCCCATCCGACGATGGCGAGTGACAGAACACCGTTGGCCAGGTTCTCGCTCACTGGACCATCCCGTCCACCATGAGGTCGTGTTCCTGCTCCATGATCGACCTGGTGAGCGGCCCGGAGGTGTGCCGGCGCTTCTCCATCTCGTGCAGCAGGGTGGCCTTGCTGAAGGCCCTGACCTCCTGCTCCTTCCAGTTGGTCTTGGCGCGGCCGGGGCGGGAGGCCAGCGCGTAGCGCGTCTCGTCGTAGTCGTCGTCGCCACCCTCACCCGTGATCGCATCGGCGTCCCGCTTGAGGACGTCCTCGGGGTCTTCGGGGTTGGTGACCATCATCTCCAGGGACGTGAAGCATTTCCGGTTGCCCGGCGTATCCATGAAGTAGAGGTTGGGCTCGCCGTCGAAGGGATCGCCTCCGTCGGGATTCGGGATGATGCCCTTCCAAGCGACCATCTCTCGCAGATTCTTGAGCCCGGCGTACCGAGCGATGGACGCATGGGTCAGGAAGATCCGCGCATCCGCAAACCGCTCCTGGGTGGACGGGGTCTCGTCATCCAGGCGGGCCTTGTGGTGGGACCAGCAGTCGTGCCCGGCGACGATGTAACGGAGAGCCGAGACATCGACGTGGTGGTTGATGGCCTCCGCGATCACCCGATCCGACATGAGGCGGCCACGGTAGGTGTTGACCTTGTAGACCACCCCGTCCTCGTCCGCGCAGTAGTGCCCGAACACCCACGGATGGCTGTAGCCCCAGTCGAACGATCCGAACTGGACCCAGTTGGGCGGGATGCCGAAGGGCTGCAGGATGTGGACGTCCTCGTTCAGTTCGTCCAGGCCCATGCCGAAGCCGGCGTCCCAGTCCCCGTAGAGGAGCTGGCGACGGAGCATCTCCGGGAGGCTGAAGAGCTTGGCCATGTAGATGGCGTCGGTCGCGTAGACAGGGTTGTCCGTGACTCGAGCCGGGATGAAGCGCCTGGTGATCGACGCCTCCATGGCGGGCATATCCTCGTAGGCAGGCATCTGGTGGGTGAAGCGATAGATCTTCTCGCCCTTCTTCCCACACTTGTCGATGAACCGCCTCTTGATCCACGGGTGGCCCGGCTTCCCTGGGTTCGCGGAGCCGCGCATCATCGTGATCACCTCGGGATTCTTGCAGCGGTTCTCGGCCATGAGCATGACCCACACGTTCTCGTCCGCGACGTCACCCACCTCATCGAATCCGATGTAGGCCCACTCCTGCCCGTGGTATCGCTGCACCTCCTCCTTCGTGCTGCAGTACCCGAACTGGACGATGCCGCCGCCTGGGAAGGTCCACCGCTTGAGGTCGCCCTTCCAGCTTGGCGCGTTCACGAGCTGGGGAAACGCGAACGCGCTGCGGTCGATCAGCTCCTGGACTTCCGGGAAGGTCTGCCGAAGGATCAGCGCCTTGTAGCGCGGCAGGTGAACCTGCGAGAGGGACGCGAACAGGATGGCGTCCGACTTCGCGCAGCCCTTCGCTCCACCGTAGAGGACCTCCGTTTCGGTGGACGCACAGAACTGACGTTGGGGCTCGCTGTTCGGAGCCCAGACGACGCCCTCAGTCACCGATGGCTGATGGCCTGGTTCGCCCAGAACATCGCCTCGGCACACTTCTGGCGGGCGACCCCCTTCTGGTCACCCTCAGGGACGTGGTCCTCAATCGCCAGGGCGAGCAGTCGGCACCGCTCGCGGATCGTCTCGATGGAGGACTTCTGCCTGGTGCCGTTCTTGATCACGACCGGCGCGAAGAACTTCTCGATGGCCTGGATCCGCAGACGCCGTGAAGCGGCCTGGTGGGGTGCCTCTTCCTTCTGATCGGACATCGTCTCTTCGATTGTTGCGTCTCTCATGCCTACTCCTAGTTGCTGATTACTGTGACGAGGATGACGGCCACAACGGCGGCCCTCCCCTGTCTCCAAATCTGTGTCAGGGCCCCTGGGGAAGCTGCACGTTGCCAGGCCATAGCCTCCTGCATGGAGAGACTCAGGGCCGTGTTCAGTCGGGTGATTTCCGTGGAGGCCGTCGTGCGTTCGCTGATGAGCTGCAGCCCGAGTGTGCGCTCCCGCTGCTGTGACCCGAAGAGAGCCGCCGCACTCGTGGACCTCTCCTCCAGGCGAGCTTCCTCAGAAGCGGCCAGGGCCTCCTCTGCCCGGTCCAGAGCCGCCTGAACGACGGGTAACCCTGCAGCCGCCTCCCTGGCCTCTGCCAGTGCTCTCGCCGTCTCGCTGGCGGTCTCGTCGGAGACCGCCGCCACCGCGTTGACGGCTGCGGTGTCCGCCGCCTGCGCTGAGTCCTGGAGGGCGATCAGACTGTCACTCTTGGCGATCTCCAACTCGTGGGCATCGACGGCCACCTCAACGCTGTCGAGCGCGACTTCGAGCTGGTCAGCCAAGAGCCTGGCCTCCGCGCTGGCCGTAAAGTAGTTCCGGCCTACGACAGCCAGGATGGCGAGGACCACGATCTGGAAGATCCACTGCGCCCGAGAGGATGGAAGCACCTAGTCCTTGCCACCCCGGCCGAGGAGCCCTTTGGCGATGTCGCCGGCTTCCTTGACGTTGATGAACCCGAAGCCGATCAGGGCCATCACGAACCCGAGGACGGTCATCCAGATGAACCCGGTGATGAGGCCAGAGTACGCGGCCAGGGCGATGCCGACCGCCCCGATCAGGATCCCACCCTTCGTCTGGTTGCGGGCTCGCTTGGCCTTCTCCTGGCGCTTGAAGATCTCGTGCTTGACCTCTTCCTCGGTCAGCTCGCGGGGGCCGTTGTTGCGGCTGTCTACCGGCGGCATTGAGGGCGTCATAGGTCTCCTCGTCTCGACATTGAATGGGCGATGGCGATGGCCTGCTTCCGTGGTTTCCCCTCTCTCACGAGGAGGGAGATCTTATCACTGATCTTCTGCTTCTGCGAGCGTCGAACCCGAACCTTCTTAGCCACGACGCCCCCGGTGCCGGTCGTCGTGGACAGCGGGCGGGACACGACCCCCAAGCCGTCTCCGTGTCTCCAGGGGAGCCTGTTTCCGGTGGAGCCCGTGAGCCCGCCTGTGCGCCCTCGCCCGGAGTGCCCTGGGTGAGACTCGCCCGTTAGCCATAGTCAGGGAGGCCGTTGACGTAGAGCACCCCGTGGCCGCGCTCGAACTTGTGCTCCATGTCGTCGCGGTTGCGGACCCGAGGGCCGACGTCGATGCGCCGATGCTCCGGGATGAAGCGTGCCGAGGCCACGGGCATATCGGTCTCGGCCACCATCATCGTGGGTCCGCGAGAGAGGAGGGCGTCGGCCAGCATACCACAGCCGAGGACTCCAGCGGAGAACCGCTTGATGAACGTCCTGCGGATCATCGCCCGCTGATGCCGCCCACGTTGTCGAGGCTACTCATCGGGGGAGAGTTCCTGGGTGCCCTGATCGCCCTGGCGGCGCGGGCATTCATGGCCCGTCCCGTCCTCGCCGCCGCAGCGCCCCTGGTTGGACCCAGGAGGGGGCCTACAACGAGGCCTGCCGTGGCCGACCTGGGTGGCTGCCCTTTGATCGCGGACTTGGCGACCTTCGCGGTGTTCCTGCGTCTCTGGGCATCGCGAGCTGGGCGGTTCTTGGCCCGCTCTGCTGGGGTGTGCGAGGGCATGGTTCCTCCTTTGTGAGAACTGGGCCGTGACGGCAACGACAAAACCGATACGGATCGGGGTGAGTCAACTGGGGGCACTCATCCCCTCAAGCGCAACCCCTCGGGGTCACGGCCCTGCAATCAAAGCTGGCCGGGTGACTAAACCCAGCACGGTCACAGGCGTCTCTGCAAGAAACCGCACTCCCCGCCCAGGACTGAGGTGTCGCTATCAGCGGGCGACCAGCAAAACCACGGAGCAACGGCCGGGTGTAGGCCCGCCCCCCCTACAGGGGGTTCGCCACGGTGAGGTACGACTAACGCACACCGCTATGACAACGGCTCTGCCGCTGCTCCTTCAAAAGCGAATGACGCCAGGGGGCTTGCAAGCACGGATTCTCTAGACCGTGGGAGCCACCCGTCGAAAGGGAATAATTTCGGGCACTCCAGGTACGTCGCTCGCCAGCTAGCACCTACCCCCTGACGCCAATATCGTCACCCATGGCCGCCCTGTGGAAGCCATAGAATCTGTTCATGTCCTCCTGATGCTTCTGCAGGGTCTCCATCAGCAGCCTTGCGAAGTTCCCACCACCACGGCCGCCACCGTAGACCGCCTTGTAGGCCTCGGGCGTGATCTCCATCGTGCCCATGATCTTCGTGTACTTCAGGTTGAGCGGAGTCCACGTCGGCCGAGGCTTGTAGAGCCCAGCGGCTATGGCAGCGGCAGCGGGAGCTGCCAGCAGCATTCGGAAGAATCCCCTTCGATTGTGCTTCATCCAACCCCCCTGCTTGCATTCAGGTTTGCTTCGATCTATTTCAACGATAATCGGCGGGGCCCTGGGACGCCAGGCATTTAGATTCTCTAACCCCGTTCGATCCTCTTACGCGGAGGTCCTGCCCATGGAATTCACTGTCACCATGACGTGCTCAAAGTGCGACCAGAAGTTCTCCGGTCAAGCCGAGCATCTCGTGGACGCCGTCACCCACATGGTAGAGTCAGCAGCCGCTGGCGACCACGTCACCGATAAGTTGAGCCAGGAGCTGGGGGCTCTCTCCGGGAAGGCCGGGGCGGTCAACATCGTGGGCAGCATCATCGACGTCCTGGGGCTCGAGCCGCACCAGGTCCACATCATCGATCAAGAGGATGTGATGACGCAGAAGGAGTTCCAAGAGTTCATCCAAAAACACCGAGACGGAGAGAAACCAGATGGCCAACACTGATTCCCTGGAAAGCGAGATCGGCACCTGGTACGGCGAGACCCGTATGGAGCGCCTGGACCGCTGCCGCAAGTTCCTCTTCGGCCAGCAGATCGTAACGGAGACGGTGAACGACGCGATCCGAAAGGCGCTGGAGGAGGCCCGCGACCGGGAGCACCATGCCGAGCAGGACGACATGGCCGAGAGCATCTACAAGGTCGAGGAGGAACCCGATGAGGCTCCTTGAGGAACTCAGGCACCTATTGTGGTCGGCGTTCCATGAGGGTGGAAAGTGGGCCCTCGACGCGACGGAGAAGAAGGGCGAGCCGAACCCGGCCGAGGCCTTCAATGCCTGGCTCAAATCGGAGTATCCGATCCTGGGTGTGATCCCCGCGCCCCGGGAGGAGGACCCCCGATGATTGAGACGTTCTTCTACCTGATCGCGGGGCACGCGCTCGCGGACTTCGCGCTGCAGACTTCCGACATGGCGAAGGGCAAGAACCGGAACACCATCGTGGACATCACGAAGATCCCACGCGGCCAGAAGGTGATGACCGTTTGGCCCTACTGGCTGACGAGCCACGCGCTGATCCATGGTGGGGCTGTGAGCCTGATCACGGGTGTGTGGTGGATGGGCCTGGCCGAGGCTGGAATCCACTGGGTGATCGATTTCGCGAAGTGCGAGAACTGGACCGGCATCCACACCGACCAGGCGCTGCACGTCGCGTGCAAGCTCCTCTGGGTGGCGCTGCTATGAGCAAGCCCTGCGAGGACACGACCAAGCCCCGGGTGCTGATCGGCTGGGCGAGCGCAGCGAACCTCCAGTCGGTCGCCGACCAGAACAGGAAGCTCGCGAACCCGCACTGGCCACTGAACGTCGCCCCAGATAGCACCCCGAACTTCTGCTTCCCGATCTACGTGGAGAACCCGCCCGATGAGATGTGAGGCCACAACCCAGCGTGGGAAGCAATGCGGGAACCCAGCGGGTGACATGAAGCAATACTGTGAGCGCCACCGCGACCCACGATTCCCGCCGATCCCGATCTCTGACGAATACCGGGTGGTCCGCAGGGACGGCAAGAAGCGGGGCGTCATCGTGTTCGTGCTCGACCCAGAGTTTGACCCGCACGCACTCGCGGGCCTGAAGGCCTACCAAGCCTCGCTCTACGCGAAGAACCAATACAGCATGGAAGCCCACACGCTTGGGGTCTTTGTGGAGATGTTCGAGGAGATGGCCCATGACGAAGCCTAGGATTGAGATCGCCAACTGGTCCAAGCTCCAGCACTTCAAGGACCGCGACCCGATCTGGATCAAGCTCTACCGAGCCCTGCGCCACAACCGCCGCTGGAGGCACCTCTCCGGGGACGCCGCCAAGCTCTACATCGACCTGCTGCTGCTGTCCACCGAGGACGAGCCATTCGGCACAATCAACCTCGAAGGCGACGACCTGGCCTGGGAGGTCAGGCTAGACCTGGACAACCTCACCTACCGGCTGGCCGAGCTGTCCGACTCAGGCTTGATCACCGGATCGGGATACCGCGATGATATCAAGCTGATTACAGCCGGGCATCAGGAGGATATCCCTCGCGCGCTCGCGAGAGGTAGAGAAGAGGGAGAGGTAGAGAAAGAACAAACTAACGGTCGAGACTTGAAGATGATCCTGTACATCGACCCCGTCGAATGGAGCCGGTTCGGCAAAGACTTCGGGATTAGCCAAGACGACCTCGACGCTACCCTCGCCGCCCTCCAGTGATGAGAGTGATCCCCAAGAAGTGCGTAGGGGGTTACCGGCATTACTACGAGTACGAGGAGTCCTCTTGGGACGAAGAGCAGGAAGATGGATCCCGGATGAGAGAGCTGGTCCTCTGCTGCGCCCGCTGCTTCCACGTCCTCTACGTCGATAGCATCACCAGAATCTTCATGGGCATGAAGAGCGACGACGACTGGGGAGTATGAAGAGCTTCACCATCTCCCTCGGAACTCACACCGCCACCGATCCCTCCATCGTGACCGCGATAGGGACGCTTATGAAGTCCGTCGTGAAGCGCGGTACCCCCCAAGAGCATGAGGCCCTGGCAAGAGCGATGTTCGAGATCGTCAAGCTCGCTGAGACCCTCGACACCCGCTTCGATATCTCCAGCGGTGAGCCCCTCGAAAAAAATTGAGGGGAAAATATTTTGGGCCTGTATCGTGTGGAGGGGGTGTTTTATGCTTCTAAACCAATGACCGGGATCGATGCAGAGGTCCCGACCTCGCGGCCGCCCACCCACAGAGTAGACTCGAGCCCAGCCTGCCATGGGGCCGGCCCTGTAAAGCTAGTGTTCGCAATGTGTTAGCCTATGTTGTGTGCCTAGGTTAACATAATGTACATTATACGAACCGCATAGGCTAACGTGTGGGGGGACATACGGTTACAGGATCGCACCCTAGCCGCTAGTCAATAGCTTGGGGCCATCCGGCCCGCTAGGCGCAACGTCGGCCGGCGTATCGTCGGCAACCTCAAGGGCCGGCAGGTGCACGACACCCAACACCGTCGAACCGTCGCCGGCGTGTATGTGGACGGCCCCTTGGTCGGCCGCACCTAGGCCGAACCGGCCCAACGTATCGATAGCGCGTATCTTATCCGCGTCTTTAGTATCCGGGTCGGCCGCAAGCTCGGAAAGAGTCTCAAGTGCCGAATAGAATCGGCCCCGGCACGCGGCCCTGATAACGTTCGGCGATACCTTCTTTTCTAGGTCCATTTAACCCCATCCTAGATTGAGCTTGCTACTCGAAAACGTGTAGGACTATGGTGCCGGTGTCAAGAAACGGCCGCATACCTAAGCCTTTTTTTCGACTACGTCAAATTAACCTTTGACTCGACAGAGTGCCGACCTTATGGTCCCTATACGCGCAACACATTACAACCCTTCGAAAGGGGCACCAAATGAGAAACGGAACAAGCTTCAAGGCCTTTGTTTTCGTCGCACTCTTCTTTCTTGCCATGGTGGCGATCTAGTGCCGGCCCCGTTTGTAGTCGGCGACGTCGTTTTTTTGCACCGGCCCGGATGGTCTAAAGAGGGTGCGGCCGACCTGCCGGCCCGCGTTATTGCGGCCGAAATTATCGCACACAATGCGGCGCACCCTAGCCTCTTTGATCTGTGGGCCGACGGTGTCACATACGGCCCCGTCAACGTCACGCATCGGGGCCAGTCTGTACTAAGGGCCGGCGCACCGGCGTGGGCCATTGACGCGGTAGACAACGGCCCTTGGGGGGCGTCCTAATGGCTAACCCGAAACGTCGCACCATACTGGGAATAGACACGAACGCGAAAACGTCCAAGGGGAATGCCTACGGTGTTTTAACCGGGATCTTTTACGGTGCACCGGCCCGCGAATCGGGTTACCAAACCTGCGCCATGGCGTCGAAAGAGTGCGCGGAATTCTGCCTCTTTGGGGCCGGTATGGGGGCGTTCGAATCCGTCAAGAATGCTCGGGTGTCGAAAACGATTTACTTCTTTGAAGAGCGGCCCGCGTTTCTGTACAACCTACGGAAAGACATTGCGGCCCTAGATCGCAAGGCGAGCAAGCTAGGCCTAACGCCGGCCGTCCGGTTGAACGGTACGACCGACATAATGTGGGAACGGATCGCACCCGAGATTTTCGCCGAATTCGCGCACATTCAATTTTACGATTACACGAAAATCCCGGGCCGGCAGAACCGCTCAGATTTTCCGGCGAATTATCACCTAACCTTTAGCCGCTCGGAAGAGAACGACGACACCGGCAGGTTCGCCGGATCGGTTGACGCGGAACTATCCGCCGGCCGCAACGTCGCCGTTGTTTTCGACGTCAAGAAAGGGGCCGACCTGCCGGCGACGTTCAAGGGGCGGCCGGTAATCGACGGCGACGTGTCCGACATACGTTTCCGGGATCCTGCCGGTGTCGTCGTAGGCCTACGC